CATGCATTAAATTATATTATTCAGTCAACGGCTGCTGACTTATTTTTACGCCAAATGATTAAAGTATGGGAATATTTAAAAGATAAAAAATCTAATATTGCTTTTTGTTTGCATGATTCTCTTATAATTGACTTACATCATGATGACGAGAATATAATTCAAGAAATAAAAGAATTATTTGCCGATACTGAATTAGGACGCTTTAAAGTAAATGTTTCCCATGGCAAAAATTTTGGTGAAATGGTGGAAAGTAAAACATGAAAACGATCATCGGCTTAGGAACTGCTGGATGCAATATTGCTGCTAGCTTTTCCAAGTACCCTCAATATAAAATATATAAAATCAATAAAGGGTTGCAAAGTTCAAAGGATTGTTTTGATTTTCCGGAATTTAAAACTTTAGAAGAATACGAAAAGAAGTGTCCAAGCTTTAAAAAATTTTTTAGATATGTGAAGGGGGATGTTTTGTTTATTACTAGCTGTGGAAAAATATCTGCCGCTAGCCTGCGAATATTGGAACAGATAAGACACAAATGTAATATAAGTGTTTTGTATGCTCGCCCCGATTGTTCTTTGCTCCCGGGATTAAAGGTAAAAAACAATAATGTAATTTTTGGGGTATTGCAAGAATACGCACGGTCAGGGCTTTTTAAAAGAATTTATCTAGTTGATAATGTTGAGTTGTCTAAAATAATTGGGGACGTCCCCTTACGAGAAATACACACTCAAATGAACGAATTAATATCCTCTACCATGCATATGATTAACGTCTTTAAACATTCTAAGTCTGAAATTGACACTTTTGATGAGACACTGGATTCTGCTAGGATATCAACTTTCAGTTTAGTTTCATATGAAGGAGGGGAAGAAAAATTATTTTTTGATCTTGACATTCCCAGAGACAAGTGTTATTATTATGGAGTGCCTGAAGAAATGTTAAAAACTGATGGTACTTTAATGAAAAATATCTCAGAACAGCTTAAAATTTTGAAACAGTATGATAAAATAAAAGTCAGCTACGGGATTTTTTCAACAAGCTATGATACACCTTATATTTATGGCTTATTGAATAGTTCTGTGGTACAAAATGATAATTTTAGACTTGACAAAGAAATCAATTTATAGTATTATAATAAAATCAGCAGTGTGAGAGAGTCATCACGCTGACTAAAAGGAGAAAAAAATGACTATTGATATGAAGAAAATGAGAGAGCGCAAAAATGCTCTTGAAAGTAAAGGGGGCAACAATCGTTTTTGGCGCCCGCAAGATGGGGAACAAACTATCCGTATTGTTCCTACTGAAGATGGAGATCCGTTCAAGGATTATTGGTTCCATTATAATGTTGGAGATAATCCCGGCTTCTTGAGTCCAAAGCGAAACTTTGGCGAAGACTGTCCGTTGGATTCTTTTGTGCGCCAGCTTTGGCAGGAAGGCACAGAAGATAGTAAGAGAATGGCGAAAAAGCTTTCTGCTCGTCAGCGTTTCTTTGCGCCAGTTATTGTGCGTGGAGAAGAAGATAAAGGGGTTCGAGTTTGGGGTTTCGGTAAAACCGTTTATGAAACTCTCTTGAATCTTGTGCTTAATCCGGAATATGGAGATATTACCGATGCTGAAGCGGGGACTGATCTTGTCCTTGGTTATGGAAAGCCATCCGGCGCAACCTTTCCAGTAACTCAGATTACGCCTAGGCGCCGCAGTTCAACGCTTTGTAAGGAACCTGAGAGGTGCCGTGAATTTTTGGAGTCTGTACCGGACTTTGATGAACTGTTTGCAGCTAGTCGAAAGTCTTTTGCAGAGGTGCAGGGGATGCTAGACGAATTTCTGTTGGGAGATGGAGATCCCGAAGAGAATTCCACCGAAACCACCAAATATGATGGTGGCACCGAGAAAGAAGCCACTAGGGGGACTTCCGTGGATAAAGCTTTCGCAGATCTTCTTGGTAAATAATCTGTAAACCGCAGGGAGGCATGGGTTTACAGATGCCTCATTTTTATACACTATAGGAGTTTTGATATGCCTAAGAAAAAGGCTGGCAAGCTTTCTATTGAAGATATGCGCAAGCTTATCAACAAGAAAGCGGGACTAAATGTTGCACACAATTTAAATAAAGACAGCCCAACAATTGTAAAAGAATGGATTCCTACAGGATCGAGATGGCTTGACAGTATTATTTGCAGAGGGCGCCTGGCAGGAATTCCCATTGGAAAGATTGTGGAGATTGCAGGCCTTGAATCAACCGGCAAATCATATATGGCGGCACAAGTTGCCGCTAACGCTCAAAAGATGGGCGTTGATGTTGTTTATTTTGATTCAGAATCCGCAATTGATCCGGGCTTCTTAGAAAAAACCGGCTGCAATGTTGATGATCTGTTGTATGTACAGGCAACCTCTGTGGAATTTGTGCTTGAGACAATTGAAGAGCTTCTTGGATCAAACGAAAACAAGATGCTTTTTATCTGGGATTCACTAGCATTAACGCCCGCAATCTCAGATATTGAAGGAGATTTTAATCCTCTTTCGTCCATGGCCGTTAAGGCCAGAATCCTTGCAAAAGGCATGTCAAAATTGACAGTTCCCATTGCGAATAGTCAATCGACATTTCTTGTTTTGAACCAGCTTAAAACAAACATCACCAGGAGCCCCTCAGAGACCCTCACAACGCCTTATATGACTCCTGGGGGTAAAGCTATGGTTTATGCCTACTCGTTGCGTGTGTGGCTCACAGGGCGCAAAGCAAAGGCTTCTTTCATCACAGATGACAAAGGCTTTCGAATCGGTTCAGAGGTCAAGGTAAAACTTGAAAAATCACGATTCGGGACAGCCGGTAGACAATGTAATTTTAAGATCCTATGGGGAGATGAAATCGGAGTACAAGATGAAGAAAGTTGGCTCGACGCGATTAAGGGCTCACACCATTTAGTTAATAGTGGCGCATGGTTTGCGCTCACTTATGTTGATGGCACCACTGACAAATTTCAGACCGCAACCTGGAAGAAAAAACTTGAAGATCCTAAGTTTAGGCAAAGAGTTTTAGAGATCATGGACGAAGAGATTATTATGAAGTTTGATGACCGTACAGGTTCAGCAGAATCTTTCTATGAAGAACGGGAATAAACTCTTTTTGCTTACTAATTAATAGTATTGAGGGAGTACAGGACATGAAACTAAAACAATCGAGATTACAACAAATTATTAAAGAAGAATTAGCTATTGTTTTAGAGGACAACCTTGGAACCGGCCCCGCCCTCGCAGCTGCGGAAGACCAAGAAGGCATCTCTGACCGTGCGTCCGGTATTATGCAAGAAGATGACACGTGGATTCAGGGCGCCGAAGAAGATATTGAAAGGCGCGGTACCGAAGGTGTTTGCACTGGAGATAAATTCGGTGGTCCCACCTGTAAGCCCGGTACAAAGCGCTACAATTTAGCCAAAACTTTCCGTAAAATGGCAAAGAAAAAAAAGTCTTGACAAGTCTGATTTAATTTGGTAGTATACTCTTTATGAAGAGAGTAATGATTATTGACGCCCTCAATCAATTTTTGAGGGCCTATATTGTTAACCCAAGCTTATCTACAAATGGAGATCCCATTGGTGGAACTGCTGGGTTTCTTAAAATTCTGCAAAAACTTTGTCGAGAGATTAATCCTGATAGGGTTATTGTTTGTTGGGATGGTAAAGGTGGCAGCGCAAGAAGAAAGATTGTCAACAAAAACTATAAAGAAGGGAGAAAACCCTTACGTCTCAACCGAGATATTAAAAATCTTACTGAGGAAGAGGAACTTCAAAATAAGATTTGGCAGCAAATACGGCTTGTTGAATATCTAAATAATTTCCCAATAACTCAGTTAGTTTCAGATGGCTCAGAAGCAGACGATGTAATTTCTTTTATTACACAACATCCTGGTTTTTGGGGCTGGCAAAAAGTAATTGTCTCAAGCGATAAAGATTTCTTTCAACTGCTTGATAATGAAACTGTCCTCTACCGACCAACTCAAAAAGAAATATTAAACAAAAAAAATATTGTTGAGAAGTTTGGTATTCATCCAACAAATTTTGCGTTAGCTCGCGCAATTGTGGGAGACAAGAGCGACAATTTAGATGGAGTCCCGGGAATTGGATTAGCGACCGTTGCAAAACGTTTGCCATTCCTTGCAGAAGAAAAGACATATGGTATTGACAAGGTGGTTGAATTCTGCGCGAATGCTAATTCAACCTTAAAAGCATATCAAAACATTGTTGAGAGCGAACCAATCATTAAGGAAAATTATCAGTTGATGCAGCTATATTCTCCAAGTATTTCAGTTCAGAATAAAACTAAAATAAAATCTATAATCAGAGACACTGAATTAACATTTAATAAAACTTCTACAAATGGTATGATGCTGGAAGATGGTATTGGAAAAACAAACTGGAATGATCTTTATACATCTTTCAGAAAAATTGTTGTAGGAAATAAATAAAATATTATGACTATTCATGAGTGTGTTGGAAACACACCACTTATCAAGATAAGTGATAAAATATATGCGAAGTTAGAGACTTTTAATCCTTCAGGATCTATTAAAGATCGGATGGCATATTATATAATAAAGAAAGCTGAAGAATCTGGTGATTTAAGAAAGGGTTATACGATAGTTGAGGCTTCTTCTGGGAATACAGGCATTGCATTTGCTATGTTTGCAGCTGCGTATGGATATAATTGTATTATTATTATGCCTCGCAACATGAGCGCCGAGCGAAAAAAAATGATGAAAATGTTTGGCGCCAAAATAATTGAAGTCGGACATAATGCATTTAAAAGCGCGATAAAAAGAAGGGATAAGCTCGTTCATAACTTTGGCACCTATTGGTCTCCAATGCAGTTTAGTAATAAACATAACACTGAGTGCCACGAAACAATGACAGCCAGAGAGATCCTCACACAGGTACCTGAAAACATATCTGCTTTGATTGCTGGGTCTGGAACCGGCGGTACTATTATGGGTTGTCATAATTTTTTGTCGGTGAAATTTCCAGATATGAAAACAGTTCTTGTGAAGCCGTCCGAACCAGCAGAAACCCATGGAATACAAGGCATTAACGATGGTGGTGACTTCTTATGTGACATGTCAAAAGTTGATGATGTAATAGAAATAACAACAAAAGAAGCCAAAGAGAGATCATGTCGTCTTGCCAAAGAAAACGGCCTTTTGGTTGGTATAAGCTCTGGAGCAAATATATTGGCTGCAGAAAAATGGGTTAAAAACAATAATCCGCCTGGTATTGTGGTAACATTTTTATGTGACCGTGGCGAAAGATATTTAAGTTGTTATAATGAAAAAATCAATTAATTTTATGTTATTTTTGCTCCTCCTGGGTGTTGTTCATCAAATCGATGGCGATGCTGTTGTGATTAAATATGAAAAAAGGGGGATAGTAAAATATTCTACAGTTTCTATAGCTGATTCTGTGTGCACTCCACGCGAGGGCCAAAGAGTTTTTTTCTACAAGGACTATAAGATCGTAACTTGTGAAGAGTAAGTTATCTTAAAACACCCTTAGAAAGTGCGACATAATAAAGTTTGCGAAGATATTTAAAGTATGGGCTTTCCATGGAGGCAGTTTAGAGAAGATGAGTTTTGGAAGAAAATCCCTCTTTGGAAGGATATAGATTATAAAACTTTTATCGATCATAAGTGGCAAGAAAAGAATGCCATCATCAATCATAAAAAACTTCTCAAGACTATCCAAGATCTTGTAGATCCGGATTTTCTAGAAGACGCTAAAAACGGCTTCTCACAGGCTCCGATGGCTGTAAGGGTGTCTCCCTATTTGTTGTCTTTAATCTCCTGGGAAACGCCCATTACTTGCCCAATACGGCGACAATTCTTGCCCCTCGCATCACAACTTTTACCCGACCATCCGATGCTGAGATTTGACAGCCTCAACGAACAAGCAGATTCACCAGTAAAAGGGCTCACACATCGCTATGAAGACAAGGTTTTGTTTCTCGCTCTTGATACGTGTCCCGTATATTGTCGCTTCTGCACTCGTGCTTACGCCGTTGGCAGCAGCACAATAACAGCAGAAAAAGTTTCTATTAAAGCATCAAGAGAAAGGTGGGGAAACGTTTTCAAGTATTTGCGAGAGCACAAAGAAATAGAAGATGTAGTAATATCTGGTGGCGATTCTTATCGCCTCAAGCCATCACAGATAAAAGAAATAAGTCAAGAGCTTCTAAAGATCGATCACATAAGACGTTTTCGTTTTGCCACTAAAGGGCCAGCAGTAATGCCTATGAAGATTTTAACTGATCATGAGTGGGTCGATACATTGAGTTACTGGACAGAGAAGGCTCGGAAACAATATAAAGAGGTGTGTGTACATACTCACTTTAATCACGCATCTGAAATAACCAAAATTACTCAAGATGCGATGAATCTTTTGTTTGCTAAGGGGATAAAGGTTAGAAACCAGTCTGTATTTCAGAAAGATGTCAATGATAGCTCAGAAGATATGAGAATGTTAGTTAAGAAGTTAAGTTATATGAATGTACAACCTTATTATGTTTATGTTCATGATTTGACAGCAGGCACAGAAGATATGAGAACGTCAGTAAAAACTGCAATGAATGTGGAAAAACAGGTTCGCGGAATCACCGCAGGCTTTAACACTCCTTTATTTGTGGTTGACGCGCCATCCGGAGGTGGCAAGCGCGCTATACATTCCTGTGAGTGGTATGATACCCTTACTGGAATTAGTGTGTGGAAGGCACCCTCTGTCAAGCCCGGCCAAAAGTTTTTATATTTTGACCCTCTTCACTCTTTGCGGCCCGATATTCAAGAGGCGTGGCAGCAAGAAAATTTGCGGGATGGGATGATTGAATGTGCGTTGGGCCGGATAGATTATTAGTTGACATCTCGAAGCAGATGTGATAATATTTGATGTATGCCCCCGTAGCTCAGCCGTAGGTCGCACGTTCAAATCGTGCCGGGGGTGCAAAAAAGTGTTGACAAACAAGCAAATATGGTTTATGATGAGTTAATGATAAATGGCTGAATGGCGGAACTGGTAGACGCAAGGGACTTAAAATCCCTTGTCCATATGGGCGTGAGGGTTCGAGTCCCTCTTCAGCTATTAGTTAAAAAATTAAATACAAGGAAAAAAAATATGTTTAAGAATTCAGATAAAAGTTTAGTAGAGTATTTCAAAAATATGAGGCGGCAGCCAGTCAAGAAAATTCAGGCCGCTATTAACAGGGAAGATTGGGATAAAGTCCGGGCATTAGCAACGCACATGAAATGTCCTATCGCACACATCGAACAGACACTTATCAATTTTGCTGTAGATGTGGCTCTCAAAGAATATGATATACACAAAGGGGCTATTTGTTTTGGGCCTAGATCTTGCCACCCATCAACTGATTAATATGGAAAATATGGAAATGGAAAAGATAGGCAAGCTTGGGTTTTGGAATGCATTAACATTAATTGTATTGTATTTCGTAGCCAAGAAAAATAGTGAAACTAAGCGACTTTTAGGGTGGGCAGTATTTGTAAGAATACTTCTCCCCGCTCTGTTGTCTGTTTTTCTATTTACTATTCTTTCTTTATAACTCTTGACAGTGCCACAGAAATGTTGTAATATTGTGTATACCGGAGGAGGCTATAGTTGAACTATACAGAACAAGAAGATTTTTCTCAATTTGGGAAACCATTTCAAGAAAATTTATGTCAATTGATTTTTAGCAGCCGCGCTTTTGCCGATCAGATGCAAGAGGTGCTAGACATTAATTTTTTGGAGTTTAAGTATCTTCAAGTTTTTGTAAAATTAGTTTTTCATTATAAAGAAAAGTACGCCCGCCAGCCCTCCGAATCAATTATGGGGACCATTCTCAGGACGGAGTTAGCTAATGAGAATGAGTTGATCATAAAACAGATACGAGACTTTTTTGCAAGGATGTCTCGAACTGAAGTGCAGGATGAGGAATACATAAAAGATGTGGCTGTAGACTTTTGCAAAAAACAAGTCTTAAAAGAGGCAATATTAAAGTCAGTGCCTCTCCTCAAAAAATCTTCTTTTGATGATATCCAGAAACTCATAAACAACGCGATGAAACTGGGCAACGACAGCGATGATGGCTACCGGTATATTGAAGATTTTGAAAGAAGGTTTGAACTAAAGTCTAGAGATCCGGTTACAACAGGGTGGAAAGTACTTGATGATCTAACCAAAGGGGGTATTGGTAATGGAGAGCTAGGTGTCGTTATTGCACCCACCGGCGCCGGTAAATCAATGGCGCTGGTACATTTAGGAGCCCAAGCTCTTAAAGAAGGCAAAACAGTAATCCATTATACTTTGGAGTTGTCAGACACAATTGTTGCCTCCCGATATGATAGTTGTATTACTGGAATTCCCCTGAGAGAACTCTTCAATCGAAAAGAGGAGATTTATGATGAGATTAAAGATATTTCTGGAAAATTAATTGTTAAAGAATATCCAACAAAATCTGCAAAAGTTGACACACTTCGCAATCATTTAGAGAAGTTACAACAACAGGAAATTTCTGTTGATATGATCATTGTAGATTACGGAGATTTATTACGCTCAAATTTAAAAAATGATGAGAAAAGACACCAATTGGAATCTATTTATGAAGAGCTACGAAGTTTAGCTCAAATTAATTCTTGTCCTGTTTGGACAGCTTCTCAGACGAATCGATCCGGCTTAAATGCTGAAGTAATTACAATGGAGGCGATATCCGAAGCTTTTAACAAATGTTTTGTGGCAGACTTTATCTTTTCTATTTCTCGGACAGTTCAACATAAAAATAGTAATGGGGGGAGGGTTTTTATTGCTAAGAATCGAAATGGCCCTGATGGTTTAATATATCCCATATTTATGGATCCCTCCAATGTCAAAATTGACGTACTCCCCCAGATTGAAACTTTTGATGAAGTGAGAAAGAGCGAAGTGAAAAAACAAGAACAAACATTGCAAGAAAAATACAAAAATTATAGGAAAAAAAGGGGAAACCGATGACAATAGACACTGCAACACAAATATTATCCGACATTACAGTACATATGAAATATGCACGATATCTGCCTAAAAAAAATAGGAGAGAAACTTGGAAAGAGTTAGTTACTCGAAATTGTAAAATGCATATGAAGAAATATCCTGCATTAACGGAAGAAATTAAAGCAGCATATAAATATGTTTATGCTAAAAAAGTTTTACCTTCGATGCGCTCTATGCAGTTTGGGGGGAAACCAATAGAGGTAGCGCCTAATAGAATATTTAATTGTGCATATTTGCCTATCGACGATGAGCGCGCATTTGGAGAAGTCATGTTTCTTTTATTGGGTGGAACAGGCGTTGGCTACAGTGTACAAAAGCACCACACAGAGGAACTTCCAGAAATAAAAAAGCCAAATAAGAATCGAACGCGACGCTATTTAGTTGGAGATTCAATTGAAGGCTGGTCCGACGCCGTTAAAAATTTAATGAAAAGTTATTTTTTCGGAGGCCCACGCCTGCGTTTTGATTTTAGTGACATTCGCCCAAAGGGTGCCCTCTTGGTAACCTCCGGAGGACAAGCTCCTGGGCCACAGCCACTTAGAGAATGTTTGGTAAAGATTGAGGGGATCTTGCAACTTAAAGAAGGGGGAGATCAACTTGAACCTATTGAGGTACATGACATAATTTGTCACATTGCTGATGCTGTTTTGGCAGGAGGAATCCGAAGAGCTGCACTCATCTCCCTCTTTAGTGCGGATGACGATGAAATGATAGCGGCCAAAACAGGAACGTGGTGGGAAAAAAATCCACAGCGAGGACGCGCAAACAATTCCCTAGTTTTAATGCGTCATCGTATCACAAGAGAATATTTTAAAGAGTTGTGGGAGCGGATTGAAGCTAGCCGTGCTGGCGAACCAGGCTTCTATTTTACGAATGATAAAGACTGGGGTACCAACCCTTGTTGTGAAATTGGATTGCGACCTTTCCAATTTTGTAATCTTACAGAAATTAATGCCAGCGATGTAGATACACAGGAAGAGTACGAGGCCAGGTGTAAAGCTGCAACTTTTATTGCGACGTTACAGGCTAGTTATACGGATTTTCATTATTTACGTGATGTCTGGAGAAAAAGTACTGAAAAAGATGCACTGATTGGAGTTAGTATGACAGGCATCGCCTCTGGAAAAGTTTTAAAATTAGACATACAAAAAGCTGCTCGGATTGTTAAAAAAGAGAACATACGAGTAGCAAAACTAATTGGTATAAACCCGGCACGCAGAACTACATGTGTGAAGCCAGCCGGCACTACGTCTTTGACACTGGGAACGTCTAGCGGGATTCACGCTTGGCACAATGATTATTATATTCGGAGAATTCGGGTTGGGAAGAACGAAGCGATTTACACTTATTTATCGATTATGCATCCCAAATTAATAGAGGATGAATATTTTAGACCACACGATACAGCAGTGATTAGCATACCACAAAAGGCGCCCACTGGAGCAATCACAAGACATGAGCAAGCTTTAGATCTCTTAGAAAGAGTTAAAAAGATTAGCCGGGAGTGGGTAGGGAATGGCCACAAAAGAGGGCAGAATTCACACAATGTCTCTGCCACAATAAACATTAAAAAAGAGGAATGGGACGTCGTACAACAATGGATGTGGGAAAACCGTAAATATTATAACGGGTTGAGTATTCTTCCTCATGATGGAGGGTCGTATAAACAATCTCCCTTCGAGGATTGCACAGAAGAAATATACCAAAATTTGGTGACGGACCTAGAAAAAATCGATTTATCTCATGTAGTAGAACATGAAGATAATACTAATCTTGCCGGCGAATTAGCTTGCGCCGGCGGTGCATGTGAAATTAAATAGGAGGAAACATGAATAATTTAAAGCTAGTGGATGATGGTTTAACTCAAGAAGAGGAAAGGGATCAGTATGTTGTTAAGTATCTTAAATCAATGTTAGCGATTGAAGAGGCAATCGAACCATATAAAGAACAGAAAAAAGATCTCCGAAAGGAATATATTGAAAATGGCTGGTTGACTAAAGATGATATTTGGGCCGCAGTAAAAGCTTTTCGTCTCTATGAAAAAGGTGCTGATATGGATGATCTAAATGAGATGTTCAGCGCTATTGAAAAGAAGTTTGGAGCTTCTAATGTTTAAACCTGTTAATAGATATCTGTTAATCGAGAGGGCTGAAGAACCAGAGAAAGAAGACTCTTGTATTTTAGTTCCCGATGATTATAAAATCGCTAAAAAATCTGCCCATGGGGTGTATAATGTAATTGATGCATCGGATGATTGCGAAAAGCTTTTAGACTGCAAGAATAAGAAGATTGTTGTAGATGAAACAATGGTACAAGAAATAGTATTAAACAAAGAAACTTACTATTTAGTATTAGAAAACTATGTTTATGGAGTCCATATAGTATAGTAAACACAGGGGAAAAAAATGAATGGAGAAATTATCAAAAGGTGAACTTTATCAATTAGTGAGAGATGCCATGGCTGAAAAAGATCTCATTAAAGAAATGAGTTCTTATAACAGAGTAAGGCACCACATTGAAGGCGGCAATCCATTTGTTATTATGTCTTCAGATCGTCATGAGAGAAGCGGAGCTGAAAATAGGCAAGCGTATAAACAGCTAAAACAAGAATTTGCTGCAGCCGGCTTTCCCTTTACTGAGTTAAAGGGCGGCTTTAAGGAAACCACTAAGGCAGAAACTGATCCTGAAACGGGTGAAGAAGTCGAAGTTGAGTTAGAGGAGCCGGTCCATGTTACAGAAAATAGTATTTTAGTTACCTCTCATGCTCGTGGAGAAAACGCAGAGAGCCAGAGCGCCAAAGATTTATTTGATTTTGCAGCACAGATGTCTCAAAAATATAACCAAGAGGCATTTATATTTGGAGAGGCTGCGATCACTGCGCGTGGAGATCAAGTAAAAGTCATCAATGCCTATGGCAAAGATGGTAGCCAAATACAAGATTCTTGGGCCGGCCCTTGGACTAGCGTGGAAACAGTTACTAAAGATGCTGATTTTTGGTCCAGAGCTAGCGGGAAACACTTCCAGTTAAAGGAGTCTAAAAAGACTTCTCAGCCAAAATCATGGTTTGAGGCGATGAAAAAAAGCAAACAAGGGATGACGTGGTAAAAAATTATAATCGCAAGATTGAATTGTTCGATGACAAAATTGGGTTTGTTGAATATGTGTCACATATGGGAACGGACCTCACAATTGTGAATTCAGCGCGCGTAAGTTTTGGAAAGCAAGTGGAAGAGTTGCACGATCGCGATAAGAAATTAATCAAATATTTGATTAAGCATGGACACACTTCGACTTTAGAACACAACGTAGTTACATTGCGTTTTATGGTACCTCTGTTTATTAGGTCGCAACACCACCGTCATCGCACTTGGTCTTATAATGAAATTAGTAGAAGATATACCGATTTTAATTTAGAGTTTTATGAGCCGCACCAGTTTAGAAAACAGAGTGAGTCCAACAGACAAGCATCGACTAATTCGTTATTTGATCCGCTCATTAAGATCGGCCACAGTATAGAGGGAACATCGGCTAGTTATCTGGTTTCGAAACACAACAAACAGAGTGTTACCTTATACGATAAACTAATAAAACATGGTATTTGCCGGGAACAAGCCAGGGGAGTTTTACCTCAAAATTTATATACAGAATATTATGGCACTTGCAATTTAAATAACCTATTTAAATTCATAAGATTACGTACACATTCAGGCGCACAATGGGAAATACAAAAAGTAGCGAAAGCTTGTTTAACTATAGCAGAAGATCTGTTTCCAGTGAGTGTCGCGGCCCACAAGGAAGTAGTAGTCGAGGAGAAAAGGTAATGGTAAAATATTTGATAATTATGTTGATTTTGATGGGATTGCCAGTCGCATCATATGCTGGATCCACAAACAAAAAATATGATAAAATCGTGGCGGAGTGGAGCAGTCATCTTACAAAGCAGCGCAACGCAATTCATAGCATTTATGAGCATGGAAAAAAGAAATGTAACCCGGTGGCCACCGGCAGTACAGGCGCCATCAAAAATGGGTGTTATTCTTTGATCTTGGAGGAGTGGGAACTCGGCCTTAAAAAAATTGACACCAAATACTCTAAAATGTTCAAAATTTTTGCAAAAAATAAAGTTCGATAATTTTTTAATAAAACAATGGAGTTATAAATGTATCTTGATATTTCAAGAGAAGAGCTATTTGCGCTCAGAACCCAGCTAGCGAAAAAATTAAAATATTTTTCCTCTCGCCCGGCTGAGTGGGCCTTCTGGAAAAAAACAGAAAACTTAGATGAGTTACATGAAATCTTTAAAAGGATAGATAAGCGCCTACAGGAAAGCGTTGCTGATTAAGCTCCCACAACGCCATTTGAATAAGGTGGTGGTGGGGGGTAGTTTAGCGGCTCTCCTTTATTCTTATGAAAACAATATTCCTTTAATAATAAACAAAGTCCAGAAGCCGCATGGCTTTGAAAAAGAAGGGTGGCTCTCCCGCGCTGAGAACAATTTATATAAATGGCATAATTTATATTATTTACTTTCCAACGCGGGTTTAAATTTATTAGGCACAAAAGCGCAGAATGTGAGGATTAAAGAAAGTAACATAAGCGTCACCACAAAGGGCGCTCGCGTAATTAAATTTAATTATAACAATATTATTTTATTTGATGATGAAAGCGTCGCAGGCCTCCCTCTCCCAACAAAAGAAAATAAAGATTTTGTAGTATTAGACTGGATTATATCTAAATCATGTCAGACGCATACACACACTTTTTGGGAGACTCAAGACGACTTCGTAAAAGAGGTTCATTTTTATCCATCCGATAGAATTGACGGCCACCATCCCAATAGAAAGGATATTGTGGCCGTCTCTTATTTACAGAAGGAACAGTTGGAGGATTTTGAATATTCTGACACGTATGCGAAATTTAAAGTTATGGCGATGATGAAGGAAGCCAGTATTGGAGGGAGAAAATGCGGTGGTAACAACCAATATGCTTTAAATTTAGAGGTTACAAAAAGAGAAATAATAAAAGCAGCTATGCACACCTACGAGAATACAGATAAGTTGGAGTTTAAATGATTGAAGGTGGTATTCAGCTTACAACCAGCTTTCATTTATCAGGTATCATTCCTGTGGCGGGACAGAAATTAGATTTTAATTTTCCATGGCATGATTGTTTGCAGCCGATCGGTGAAAATTATTTGGCTGTTGAAAGGGCAGTTTGGGAATGTGCTTGTGCAGGGTGCGAAACTATATGGATTGTTTGTCATGACGATATACAGCCTTTAATAAGACATCGCCTTGGGGACTTTGTACAAGATCCATTAAAATATGATTTACCAAGAAAGCGCGCCCCCAAACAATTTGAAAGAACGATACCAATTTATTACGTCCCCATCCACCCAAAGGATCGTGACAAAAGAGACTGTCTGGGGTGGAGTGTGCTTTATGGCGCCTTAACCTCGTATTGGCTAAGCAAAACTATAAGTAAGTGGGTGGTACCTGATAAATATTATGCAGCATTTCCATATGGAATTTATGACCCCACATTAGTAATACCTTATCGAAGTAAAATATCCAGCAAAAAAGATTTTCACGTTTCTTTTGATGGTAAGACAATAAAAAATAATGAATACTTAGGATTTACTTTTGATGCCGAAGATTTTAAAGAAGCTCGTAGAATTATTAGAAAAGAAGGGACGGGAGAGTTTGCAGATTACGATGCGCCAAAAAGGATTCCGAGAGAAGAAAGATGGTCAGCTAGATTTTTTGAGCTTGACAAAATATTTAAGTGTGTTAAGATGGAAGATACCAGATTGGAGATACCTTGGTATTACAATATAGGAAATTGGCAAGGATTGAAAACTTTTTTAGGAAGTGATTTTTCTCTTGACAGACCCGCTGGCGATGTGTTAGGATATCATGAGTGGAATATGATTGGAGTTGACAATGAAGAAGACAAGTAAAATACCTTTTGTTGGGTTACATGCTCATAGTGGGGTGGGATCACCGTTTGATGGACTTGGATATCCCCAAGAGCATATGAACTTTGCATATGAGAATGGCTGTGATGCGTTAGCTTTAACCGATCATGGAAATATGAATGGGATGGCATATCAGGTATTGCATGCTAAAAAGATGCAAGAGGAAGGTAAAAACTTTAAACCTATTTTTGGAGTAGAAGCATATTTTCTCCCGAGTCTTTCAGAATGGAAAGAAGAATACGAACGAGTAAAGGAAGATAAAAAGGCGAAACGCGGCTTAGATGATTCAAGATCTGCTACAACAATTGAGGATGAAGGCTCATCAAAAGCCACAGTTAAAAACATATTAAACAGGAGACGCCACTTAATCTTGTTGGCTCAAAATCAGATTGGGCTCACTAATATTTTCAAAATGGTCTCAAAATCTTTTTCTAAAGGGAGCTTTTATCGTTTCCCGCGTGTTGATTATAAGATGCTGAAAAAACATAATGAGGGTGTTATTGCAGCCAGTGCATGTTTGGGTGGTGTATATGCTGGAAATTATTGGGAAAATAGAGAAAATGGCCATGGCGCCGTTTTAGAGGCGATGAGAAAAACCACAGAAAAGATGATGGATATCTTTGGAGATAGGTGGTACGGAGAATTACAGTGGAATAACGTACCGGAACAACATGAACTGAATAACTTTATTATTCAAACTTCTGAAAAATATGGTTTTAGTTTAATATCTACAGCGGATAGTCATTATCCATCTCCACAGGCATGGAAAGACAGAGAATTATATAAGCGGTTAGGGTGGCTTGGAAAAGGGGGAATGCCATCATGGATGACTTCTGAACTTCCCATTGGTATTCAAGAAATTGGCTATGAGCTTTACCCAAAAAATGGCGATCAAATGTGGGAATCTTATAAGAAGTACTCTAAGGAATGTGGCGCCAGCTACGATGATGATCTTGTCCTCGCTTCAATTAAAGAAACACATAATATAGCGCACAATCGCATAGAGGCGTTTTTGCCAGATAGTACAGTAAGATTACCAGACTTTGTGGTACCACCGGGGTTTACTGCTCCGCAGACACTCTCTCAACTTTGTTTTGAAGGTCTTCACACTTTAGATTTGTATACCAACGATATATATACAACTCGCCTCAAAGAGGAGTTGGGGGTCATTGAAGAAAGAGGATTTAGTAAATATTTTCTCACAATGAAAGCAGTAGTTGACAAAGCAAATTCAGTACAATTAACAGGCCCGGGCCGAGGATCCGCCGCCGGCTCTTTGGTTGCATATGCATTGGGAATTACACAAATTGACCCTATCAAATACAATCTTCTTTTCTCGCGCTTTTTACGCAGAGATACTAAAGATTATCCCGATATTGATTATGATGTATCGGACCCAATGGAACTAAAGGAAATGTTGATTGAGGAATGGGGAGGAGATAAGGTTGTACCGATATCAAATTTTAACACTCTCCAACTGCGATCATTAATCAAAGATATTTCTAAGTTTTATCAGATTCCATTCACCGAAGTCAATGGAGTTACTGCTCGGATGCTGAAGGAAGCAACTCCCGTAGCCAAGAAAAAACATGGTATTAAATCTGGCGTTTACACCCCTACATTTGAAGAGGTGATGGAGTTTTCAGAATCACTTAAGAATTTTCTTAATAAATATCCGCATGTTGAAAATCATATTAATATTTTATATGGCCAAATGCGCTCCGTCTCTCGGCATGCAGGCGGCATTGTTATCGGAGAAGACTTAGATAAGTATATGCCTTTGATTAATAGCGGGGGCATAACTCAAACCCCTTGGTCCGAGGGGCAAAATGTACGGCACCTTGAACCAATGGGTTTTATTAAGTTTGATGTTCTTGGTCTTTCCACTCTTAAAATGATTGAAGGGGCGATTGGTCACATTTTAAAACGACATCATGGGGTTGAAAATCCCACATTTAAGGATATAAAAAAGTATTATGATGATAATTTACATCCTGAGAAAATAGACCTCCACGATCAGAAGGTTTATGAAAATATTTTTCATAAGGGAAAGTGGGCTGGGATATTCCAATTCACTGAAAATGGCGCTCAGAAATTTTGTAGGAAAGCAAAGCCTAGAAATATTATTGACGTTGCCGCCATTACTTCTATTTATCGACCGGGCCCACTTGGAGCAAATGTTGATAAGCTTTACGTAAGAGCGAAGAAAGCACCGGAAGATATTTCATATGAACATGATTATGTCAAAGACTTGACAGAAGAGACTTATGGCTTTCTTATTTTTCAAGAGCAAATTGCTCTTTTGGCCCACAAACTTGGTAAGGACTTAAGTTTGGATGAGGGCAATAAACTTCGTAAACTTCTCACAAAAAAGGGAACTGGAGCAGTCGAAGAGCAGAAAACTAAACTAAAACTTAAGTTTGTTGCAGGTTGCATAGAAAAGGGCTTAACTAAAAAATGGGCTAATGAAATGTGGCAAAAATTTGAGTTCTTTTCTGGATACGGCTTCAACAAGTCCCATGCTGTTTCTTACTCAGTCATTTCTTATCAGTGTGCATGGCTTTTTAATTATTATCCCGCAGAATGGATGGCTGCATTTTTAGACAAAGAGCCTGAAACTAGAAAAGAGAAAGCAATTAACTTGGCAAAGAAATTTAAATTTAAGGTGAAACCACTCGACATTAATAATTCTGGTATTGTTTGGGAAATTGATTCGGATAACAAAACCTTGATTCAACCCTTAACTTCATTAAAGGGGCTCGGAGATAAAGCAATTGAGCAGATTATTAATAATCGACCTTTTAATACTGCGGAAGAATTTCTTTTTAATGATAAAATCATATACAGCAAATTAAACAAGAAGGCGTTGGACGTTCTAGTCCGAAGCGGCGCCGTAAGTAACCTTGTTGACGATCGTTTTACTGGATTAAAACATTTTTGGTCTGCGGCAGTTGTTGATCGTCCAAAAAGTTTGAAGAAATTTGAAGAAAATATAGGATTGTATTCTCCGGAGGGCGATTTTAACGATGAAGAGAAAATTAATAATCTCGTCTCTCTTACTGGTATATTTCCTATGAATTTAGTTTTAGATAGTGCGGTCAAACAAAGACTGGCTTACTATAAAGTGCCCCCTATAGGGGACTGGGACAACGATTTGGGAGTAGCTTGGTTTATTCCAAGAGAAGTAATCCCAAAGAAAACAAAGAATGGTAAAACATATTGGATTCTTAAAGTGATTGATAACACTTCGACTGTCACTTCAATTAAGTGCTGGGGTGTTAATCCAGAACGGGATGAAATATATTTAAATCACCCCTATATGAGTAAACTTGATTATGATGAGCAGTGGGGGTTTAGTACTCGCTCAATTAAATATAACTTTAGGCTGTTAGCCTAATTAAGATAGGGAGATAAATGAGTTTTTCTAGAAAACTGCGTCGCAAGAGCGCAAATAAATTAAAAAAGAATGCTGAAAAAGAGATGGCAACAAAAATTGCACTTTTTGGGAAAATGGCTTCAAACTGTTTGACATGTGAAGAGCCTTTTGATAAAATGAACAAAGAGCATGTAATGTCTTGGAGCGTTGTTGTGCGTGAAAACGAAGAAAAAGTAAATCTCTATTGTCCAGAGTGCTGGGAAAGAGCAAAACTACTCATAGAAGACTTTAAAAAACATTTGGAGAAAAAAAATGATTCTTGAATATAGTAAAATTCGGCCTGATGTAGAGGATCCGTCCCGGGCAAATCCAAGCGACGCGGGAATGGATGTATATTACAGTCCCGCAAATGGGAGCGACGTTTGGATTGATCCTTCTTTTAGTGAACGTCTCCAAACTGGCTTAAAATTTGGCATTCCTCATGGCTATATGCTACAAGTCATGAACCGATCGAGCATCGCCGCTAAAAGAGATCTCGTCGTTGGCGCCCATGTTGTTGATTCGGGGTACGATGGAGAAGTTTTTGTTGACTTGCATAATATAGGCAATATGACTCAAGTTATAAGCCCAGGTGATAAAATAGCACAGGTTGTTTTGGTGCCCGTTATTCCCTTCAGAATAAGTGAAGTGGATGAAGAAGACCTTTATGACGAGTATCCCATCGCGCTATCTGATCGCGGCAACGGCGCGCTTGGTAGCACCGATGACGATAAAGGCGACGATGATTACGATGATTATGAAGACGAAGACGAAGACGAAGACGAGGATTGGGAAGATGAAGAATAAAAACAGCGTCTTGGCGGGTCATGATTTTGGTTTTGGTACTACAGCTGAAAGGAGAAAAAGAATATGAGTAAGGAATCTAGAAGTTTGATGCAAGGTAGCGATGTATATGTAGGAAACGATGTGTATGTTGAGGGGGAAAAAAAGAAACCCTGTAGGGCGAAAAAAGGATGTAAAAAGTGCAATGACAAAAAAGTTGATCACCCGGCACACTATAACGTTGGCAAAATCGAAGTTATTGATGCCATTGAAGATTGGGAACTTGGTTTTAACGACGGAAATGCGATTAAATATATCGCGAGACATCAACGCAAGGGGGATCCCATTCAAGATATTGAAAAAGCTATTTGGTATCTTAAAAGACATTTAATAAACCTTAAGGAGGGAAGAAACAATGGATAACAAAACAACAGAATTAATGTTTTCATCAGGAAGGCTTAACTGGTCTACACCACAAGATTTTTTTGATAAATTAGACGGGGAACTAGGACCCTTTACGCTGGACGCATGCGCGTCGAAGGAAAATACTAAATGTGAAAAATATTATTCTTCAAAGGATGATAGTTTAAAACAAGATTGGTCTGAAAATATTGTTTTTTGTAATCCTCCTTACGGACGAGGAATTAAGTACTGGATTAAAAAAGGATATGAGGAGTCCTTAAAAAACAACACAAAAGTTGTTATGCTTATCCCATCTAGGACAGATACAAAGTACTGGCATGAGTATGTTATGAGGGCACAGGAAATTAGATTTGTGAAAGGAAGGCTAAAATTTGGTAATTCAAGTAATTCCGCACCCTTCCCTTCGGCTGTTGTGGTTTTTAATTCAGGGCCCTCACCTTCCATTTCGACAATGCAGAACAGAGGAGAACAATGATCCAACGAGGTTTTAGAGAAAGCTTATCTTTTGATGATGTTTTGCTCGTACCACAATATAGTGAAATTGAAAGTAGATCTCAGGTTGATATAAGTAGCAATTTAGATAATAATCTTAAATTTACCCTTCCAGTCATTTCCAGCCCGATGGATACAGTGACAGAGGAGGCCATGGCTATTGCAACACACACTGCCGGCGGTTTCGGCATTGTACATAGATATAATTCAATTAATGAACAAGCTGACATTGTTAAAAGAATTCGAGAGAAAAATTCTAGCATGCCAGTTGCCGTAGCCATCGGGGCTACTGGCGATTACATCGAGAGAGCCGAGAGAATGGTGCATCTTGGTGTGAAAATATTATGTGTCGACACAGCCCACGGGCACCATGTAGCAATGGAACGCGCTATCAAAACCTTAAAAGATAATTATGGGCAAAGGACACACATTATGGCTGGTAACGTCGCGACTTTGGAAGGATTTAATGCTCTCGCAGAGTGGGGAGCAGACAGTATTCGTGTCGGCATCGGCGGCGGTAGTATATGTTCCACTAGATTGGTTTCAGGCCATGGCGTCCCAACTCTACAAAGCATCGTAGAATGTGCCAGAACACCGTATTCAGCAAAAATTATTGCTGATGGCGGGATCAAAACAAGTGGAGACATTGTTAAGGCCCTGGCCGCAGGTGCAGATTTTGTTATGGTTGGGTCTTTGTTCGCAGGGACAAAGGAGACACCGGGAAATGTTTTTACATCAAACAAAGGAAAGAAGTATAAAATCTACAGAGGAATGGCATCAACAAAAGCACAAGAAGACTGGAGGGGGAAATCTTCCACCCCGGAAGGAGTTTCAACTACAGTTACCTACAAAGGGAAGGTTGCTTCTATATTGGATAATCTTTTGGGCGGTATTAGGAGTGGATTTAGCTATTCTGGTGTGCGATCTTTGAAAGATCTACAAATTAAAGCTAAGTTTATTCGGCAAACCGCCGCTGGCCAAGTAGAAAGCTCTACTCATATTATGAGAAAATAAGATGTCTGAATATGGTTACGATAAAAAACAAATTTGTTTTGATAGTGTGGTAAAATTACACGCTGATCTTAAAATAAGGTTACACCACGATAACATAAAAATTAAAGAATTTTTTAATGAAGTAGTAAAAGCCTATGTTGAAAGAGACGAATACCTAACGGAGTTTGTGGAGAAACTAAAAGAAAAAAAGAAAATCTCTCAGAATATCAGAAACAAATCTTCGAAGTCACGTCAAAAACAAAAAGAAATTATTAATCAATTTGGTTTGAATAAAGATGAAATTGAAAATATATTTGATATAATAGAAAAGGAGAATTCAGAGTTATGAGAAAGTGTTTAGAAAAATGTGTTAAAAATAATATAAAATGTAAACAAAAAGAGTGTCGAGTGTGGATAGATTATGAAGTGGATATGAACTGTTCCCTCCTATCGGTACAGAAACACGGTGACTTAACATTAGAAGAAACAGCAAAGAGATTAAATTTAAGTATTGTGCGTGTAAAACAGTTACAGGACCGAGCCATACAAAAATTGCAAAAAAACAGACGTTTAAAGGTATTGTAACTATTTATTAAAGGAAACGCCAGAGGTGCTGGCACACGGATCATAACAAGGAGATTTTTCCAATGAGCAACAAAAAGAACTTACTAAAAGAAAACACAGTTCGGCGCTTTATGAAACTGGCCGGTACACAGGCTATCGGAAGTGGCTTTTTACAAGAGAATTATGAGGAGCTTACTGAGGCTCCCGAAGATGAACTTGAGGCTGAAGTCGGAGTCGAAGTCGAAGAAGAGTTGCCTGGTGAGCCAGAAGGCGTTGAACTAGAAGCAGAAGAAGAAGTTGAAGAAGAGCCGGAAGACGAAGGCTCTATTGAAGCGTTTGCACGAGATACTTTAGATGCAGTTGCGCGCGTTGCTGAAAAGCATGGCGTCGACATTGAAGTCGAAGAAGGTGAAGAGCCTGAAGAAGTAGAAGTCGGTGAAATGGAAGTTGAAGAAGGTGACCTGGAAGGGGAGCTTGGGCCTGGAGACGAAGAAGTTGAAGCCAAAGAGGAAGATGAGGAGGCGGCTTTAGAAGCCCTCCAAGAGATTACCTATATCGATGAAGACGTCTTGATGGAGAAGGTATATAAACGTGTTTCTTCACGACTACTTAAAGAAAAACGTGCAGATGCCGTAGCTGAAAAGTTGGCCCGAAGGCTAGCCAGTCGTGTTTCCAAGAAGCTACGCTAATATAAATGTATGAGTTGATATGGTTCGTTGCCGGCGCCATCACTTATAAATTTCTTTCAAAGTTGTTTGCCTTGGGGCAAGCTGCCGTTGTGTTTAAACATATTGAAATTAACATTTTAGTTATTTTGGCATCCTTGACGGAAGACATTTCGTTTATCAAGGCCCTTCGATATAAAACAATGAAAGACTCCGGTGTCGATCCCGAGCAAATAGAAAAGAATCGTGTGCTTGATGATGAATTCTTCGATGCGTGGAAAGTTTCTTGCATTTATAATATGCGTACATCAACACCACGTTATATCAAGCCCTCGTTTTCTACTTGGAACGAGGGAATGAATCTTATGAACAAATTTTATAAGGACCAGAAGAGTGACAGACTTTAAAACAGGTAACAAAGCACTAGAATGGTTTATAAAAGAGGGCGCCTTAACTCAGCAGGACAATATTTATACGGCGCCGCGAGTTTTTGTGGCAAATTCAATTATTAATTGGGTTAAAACAGAATCTTCAACCTTAAAACAAAAAGAAATAGAGTATATAATGAAAACGGTGAGATTGTTTTTACAAAATCAACTGGAACTAAAATGGGCTGACGGCAGAATAGAAATAGTATCAACAACGAGTGCTGACAGTGAGCCATTGTTTGAAGAATTATGATCTTAACAGAGGAATTATATGAAACGCCTGACAGAAGAGAAAGAAGCTCCAGAAGAGAAAGAGGCGCCCCAAACCGACTCTTCAGTGGAACCAGAGAGATCTCCGATCATTTTGTTAAACTCTCTCAAAGAGGAGCCTCCAAAATTAAGGATGCTTGGCTTGTTCGGAGACTTAAACGAAGAAAAGGTAACTGACTTAGTTCAGGGTTTTTTTGCTTTGTATCAATGTGGGGCAGAAAATATTCATGAAGACCCAGAAGATGTAGGATCCCCTATAAAAGAGGTTATTTATAAACCCATTGAATTTAATATTTCAACGTGGGGCGGTTGTGCAAGGGGCATGTTTGCGGTTTATGACGCAATGCGAAGCGTGAGAGAGGAGTGTGAGATAATAACTTATGGTTTGGGGAAGGTTATGTCTGCCGGCGTTTTGCTATTGGCGGCAGGTACTAAAGGTTCACGTAAAATTGGCAAAAATTGTCGAGTGATGATACATAGTGTTCGAGCCGATCAATTCGGAGCAATCCATAATCTTGAAAATGAGTTTGAAGAAACTAAATGGCTGCAAGAACAGCATATTAATGCCTTGGTAGAGGAATCAGATCTGAGCAAGAAACATCTTAAAAAGCTTTTGGACAGGAAGGTAAACGTTTACCTTACAGCAAAAGAAGCGGTAGAATACGGCATAGCAGATATTATTGTTTAAAAGGGGAATTATTATGGGTTGGAGACAAAATCTTTATAATAAGCGGTCGGCAAAAAAGTACGGGTGGTACCCTCGCTGGTTTGAAGCCGATGGTTTTAATGATGAACTGACTGAAAATATAAAAAACTTTCAACTGAACCACAGTCAGGCCCAAGATGGGTTGTGTGGCCCAATCACTTATCGGCTCATATTAGCCGCACGGGAAGCCTCTCAAAATAATATGCCTTCAGAAGACGAATGTAAATATATTATTTGCGGTGACCGCAAGGTGCCCATCCAATGGGATAAAGTAAATAATATATATGAGGTTGATAACTATGCGCTCCCTTCCAACTGTTATAAAAAATATAAACCCAAGAAGAGAGACATCAAAATGATTATTACCCATTTTGATGTTTGTCTGTCGGCCGCATCTTGCAAGCGTGTTTTGGAAAAGAAAGGCATATCCAGTCACTTTGTTATTGATAATGATGGCACGATTTGTCAGATGGTAGATCCTCAAAACAGCGCTTGGCATGCTGGTAAGAGGGCTGTGAATCGGGCTTCAATTGGTGTTGATATATCAAATGTATATTACACCAAATATCAGAGTTGGTACAAACGCAAGGGATTTGGTAGTAGGCCAGTCCTTGAGGATGTCAAGGTTCACGGCGTGAAATTGAGGGATTGTTTGGGCTTCTATCCGATACAAATTGAAGCGTATAAGACTCTAGTAAAAACCCTTTGTGATTTTTATAATATTCCCCTTGAGATGCCGATGAATGAAGACGGCGACGTCCTGCGTCGCGTCAGCAAAAGTGTTCGCTCTGGCAAATTTTCTGGAATTGCGAATCATTTTCATGTGACGAGAGGCAAAATTGATACTGCCAATCTTGACTGGGATAAGGTATTGAAAGAATTGCAGGAAAATGGCCATCGTTAACGTGGCACTCCTACTATATACTAGTATAACAATAAGTTTAGTTTTGTTATTATTATTTTGGTATAGAGGTAAAAAGATGGCAAAAAGAATAGGATTGGCAAGGACACAAGCGCTTTTGGAGCAACTTAAAAGAGACATGTCTTGGGGCGGTTCAACCTTTCAAAATTATAAGAAAACAATAGAAGCAAAGACCAGTGATTATACAATCACAGCGGCCGATAGCGGGAAAATACTTACGACTGTAGGTGCAGCGGACACAGTTATATTTACCCTCCCAGCGGCAACCCCTTCACTACAAGGGGTTTGGGTTGAAATTGTGCAAGGGGCAGAAGAGGGTATGAGGATAACATGCGCCACCGCAGGCAGTATAATTTCTCAAGGTGCCGTTGATTGGGATTATCTTGAAAATGTATCTTCTGTTTTGACTGGGGCACATGCTGAGTGTGTCTGTACAGGCACAAAATGGATTGTTCGAGTAGCAGCAGTTTCTGTTGGTTATTGGTTGTTTACAAAACTTTAATATCTAATTATATTAGATAACGAATCTAGTTTTTATTTAATGTATAAGGGGAGAAATAAAAAGATGGCAAAAAGAATAGGATTGGCAAGGACACAAGTGCTTTTGGAGCAACTTAAAAGAGACATGTCTTGGGGCGGTTCAACCTTTCAAAATTATAAGAGAATAATAGAAGCAAAGACCA